AGAATTAAAATCAAAAGATGATACAGGAAATTTTTTAAATTTACCATACTTTAATTGTAATAATACAACAAGATATGCCTTTCTCGAAAGTGGTGAAGCTGCTACACTGGAAAGTTTTTTTGAATTAGTAGAAAGATATAAACAAGACAACATTAGAGAAATTAAAGTTAAAAGACCGGAGACACCATACTCCGATGGTCCACCGTGCATAGAACTTATGGTGCAAAATAAAGTTACGGAAGGTGGTAGAAACAATGCATTATTTCATTATGGCGTGTATGCGAAATCTAAATGGCCGGAAAATTGGAAATCTAAAGTAATTTTATTTAACGAATCTGCAATGGCACAACCATTATCAGATATAGAAGTAAATATTATAACAAAACAACACGAGAAAAAAGATTGGGGTTATAAATGTAATGATCAACCCATGTGTAGTTTATGTGATAAAAAATTATGTAAGTCTAGAAAATTTGGTATTGGTCAAGAGGCTATATTTCCTAATTTAACAGATCTACAAGTGGTAGCGTTAGAAGAGCCATATTATTACATGAATGTAGATGGTGATAGACTATATCTTGACTCTGCAAAACATTTAACAAATCAAAGTTTATTCCAAGAAGAGTGTGTAAAACAATTACGATTTAATCCACCAACATTAAAAACAAATGATTGGAAGAAGTTAACAAATATGTTGTTAGAAAATGCAGAAGTAACAGAACCGGCAGAGGGCACTAGCACTAAAGATATATTGCGAAATTATTTAGAAGACTATTGTTTAAACAGAATACAAAAAGATAAAATTGATGAAATAAAAACAGGGGGCACGTTTACAGATGAAGGCTTCCATTATTTTGTATTTGATAATTTTTATAATAAATTTTTACTTAGAAATCATTGGAAGATACCTTATCAAAGAACATCACAAATGCTTAGAGATAATTTAAAGTGTTTTACTAAACGTGTTACAAAAGCAAAAATATCTGTTTTTGTAGTGCCACAGTTTGATAAGAAAGAAGATAATTACAAGGAAAAATCTTACAAGAAAGAACACAACTACTAATGACACATATATATTTTGGACCACCCGGCACAGGAAAAACAAGAAAATTAATTGAGAAAGTTGAAGAACATTTAAATAAAGGTGTTGATTCAGAAACAATTGGGTTTTTTACTTTTAGTAAAAACGCTGCAAAAGAGGCTAGAGATAGGATGAAAAAAAAATTTGGTTTGTCTGACGATAGTATGCCATATTTTAGAACGCTTCATTCACTTGGTTTTGAAGTTCTAGGATATACACCAGAGATGGTTATGAAATCTGATGACTACAAAACAATTGGTAAAAAATGTGGAATAGAAGTTAGCTATGCATCTTGGGATGAAGATAATGGTGGTATATTTACATCAGACAGTCCGTATTTAAGTTTAATTAATTTATCAAAATCAAAAAACATTACCGTTAAAGAACAATATAATTTAGGACAACACAAAGAAGATTTAGATTCAAGTGTCTTATACAAACTAGAAAGAGAAATAATAAATTATAAAAGAGATACTAAAAAAATAGACTTCAATGACATGATAAATCAGATGGTAGCTAAAAACGTTTACAGAAATTTTAGTGTTTCTTTCATAGATGAGGCGCAAGATTTATCAATAGTGCAATGGCAATTAGGTGGTTTGATAGAAAAAAATTCTGGATCTCTGTATGTTGCTGGTGATGATGATCAGTGCATATATCCATGGCGAGGCGCTGATGTTAAAAGTTTTTTAAATTTAAAAGGAACAAAAGAAGTTTTAAAAACTTCTTGGAGAGTTCCACAAGAAGTTTTTAATTTAGCGCAAAAGATAATACACAGGATACCAAAAAATAATAGAATAGAAAAAGATTGGAAACCAAAAAAAGAAAAAGGATCTGTTACAGAACACTATGATATTAGTGAGCTTCAAGATAAACTAAAAACTGGTGAGTGGTTGATACTAGGAAGAGATAGATGGAAATTAAATGAGTTGGAAGAGTTTTTTAAAGATCACAATATATATTATGAAAGAGCAAAAAAGAACAATCCGATGCAAGATAAATATAGGGCAGTGGATTTGTATGAAAATAAATTAAAAAAAGGAGAGGCGTTGTCTTACGAAGATTGTCACGAGATTAAGAAAAAAATGTTAAAAGACGAGTGGACCCCTAAATTGTTTAAAGCAATGGTGCCAAATAAATTTTATACTATGGACATGTTAAAAAGTAATTTTGGTTTAAAAACAAGTTTACCGTGGCAAGCTGCTTTTACAAGAATGGGTAAAAATGATACAGATAAAATTGAGGAATTATTAAAACAAGGAGAGGATTTAACAAATGGGGCAAGAATAAAATTAGCAACCATACATGGTGTAAAAGGTAATGAACGAGATAACGTTGTATTGCCATTTAAATTATCAAAGTCTTGTAAAGATGCCTACGCTGTAAATCCAGATGATGAACACAGAGTCATGTATACGGGTGCAACAAGAACAAAAAATAATCTACATATAATACATGGAGGAGAGGGGGACTATCAAATATGAGTAAAGTATGGGACAAACAGCACGGAGGATCGCATTATCAAAAATATAAAATACAGCCAAGTAAGTTTGTAGTAGAGAATGAATTGCTATATCCTGAAGGTTGTGCTATAAAATATATAATACGTCATCGTGACAAGGGAAAGAAACAAGACATATTGAAAGCGATACATTTTTTAGAAATGATTATAGAGAGGGACTACAATGAAACAGATATTTAAACCGCAAACAGAATGGTTGCCTCCAGAGTCTTTTCCTAATCTGTCAAACTACAGTGAGATAGCAATTGATTTAGAAACAAAAGACCCGGACCTAAAAACTATTGGATCTGGATCTGTTATAGGTCGAAGCAAAATAGTTGGAATAGCTGTAGCCGTGCAAGACTGGAAAGGTTATTACCCTATTGCACATGAGGGTGGGGGTAACATGGATAAGAACATAGTCCTAAAATGGTTTCAAGATATATTAAATACAGATGCAATTAAGATATTTCATAACGCCATGTATGACGTATGTTTTATTAAAGCTGCAGGACTTAAAATAAATGGCATGGTCGTAGATACCATGATTGCTGGCTCTCTCGTGGACGAGAATCGCTTTCGATACGATTTAGGCTCTATGGGTCGAGATTACCTAGGAATAGGCAAAAATGAGACTGTTTTGAAAGAAACAGCAGATCTGTGGGGTGTAGATGCTAAGTCTGAAATGTACAAACTACCTGCTATGTATGTGGGTGAATATGCAGAGCAAGATGCAGAACTAACTTACAAACTATGGCAAGAGATGAAAAAACAAATGTATCACGAAGATGTTGAGGATATATTTAAATTAGAGACCGAACTTTTTCCTTGCCTCGTTGATATGCGTTTTTTAGGAGTTCGCGTAGATACTGAAGCAGCATACACATTGAAGCAACAATTAGTAAAAGAAGAAAAAGAATGCTTACAAAAAGTAAAAAAAGAAACATCAGTAGATGTTCAAATATGGGCTGCACGTTCAATTGAGAAAGTCTTTCAAAAACTGAACCTACCATACGACCTAACTGCCAAAACACGTTCTCCATCATTTACTAAAAACTTTCTGCAGAACCATCCACACCCAATGGTGAAATTGATAGCTCGTGCTAGAGAAATAAATAAATCTCATACTACATTTATTGATACCATATTAAAGCATCAACATAAAGGTAGAATACATGCAGAGATAAATCAGCTTAGATCAGATAGTGGTGGCACAGTAACCGGTAGGTTTAGTTATAACAATCCAAACTTACAGCAAATACCAGCAAGGAATAAGGAGCTTGGACCAAGAATCAGAAGTTTGTTTATACCTGAGGAAGGTATGACGTGGGGTTGCTTTGACTACTCACAACAAGAGCCAAGACTAGTTGTTCACTACGCATCCATGGATAGGAATAAAGGTAATATAGTTGGAGAAGGTTTAGATGAGGTGTTAGAATCTTATCTTAGACATGATGCAGACTTTCATAGAATCGTAGCAGATATGGCTAGCATACCAAGAGAACAAGCTAAAACTATTAACCTTGGTTTGTTTTATGGAATGGGTAAAAATAAATTACAAGCAGAACTAGGTTTGGATAAACATGATGCAGAAGAATTGTTTCAACAGTATCACAGTAAGGCACCTTTTGTAAAACAACTCATGTATAGTGTTATGGAGAGAGCTCAAGAGGCCGGTAAAATTAGAACATTATTAGGACGTAGGTGTAGGTTTAATTTGTGGGAACCCAATCAGTTTGGAATACATAAGGCATTGCCTCATGAAGAAGCGTTAGCGGAACATGGACCAGGAATCAAAAGAGCGTTTACATACAAAGCATTGAATAAATTAATACAAGGATCAGCAGCTGACATGACAAAGAAAGCTATGGTTGATTTATACAAAGAGGGTATCATACC